TATCTGCACGCCGAGTAACTGCCGCTGCAGGGCGTTCATCTGCGTCTGTTGCGCGACCTGCTGAGCCTGCAGCGCGCTCTGACCCACGATCTGCCCGAAGCTTTTGGGCGTGGTCGAGGGACCGGAGTTGGCCAAGAGGTTCAAGCCGAGATTGGCCGGTCCGCCGTAGGGCGCGGAGAGTTTGCCGAAGAGACCGGAGTCCATACCGGGCTGCACGTCCGAGAGGATTCCCGAGCGCTGGAGCTGGCCGATGATGTCCTGGAGTGAAGTGCTCATCTACCCTCCGAAATACCCCGCAAGGCCCCCCAGAATCGAGCCGTACGTACCACCGTTCCCGCCGAACAACCCGCCGATCGCACTGCCCAAGGAAGCTCCCCCGAGCGCGCTGCCCAAGGGATTGGAATACAGTGGCTGGCTGGTCTGCTGACCCAAGTTGAAGCCGTTCACGCGGTTCAAGTAGTTGTTCAAGTTGTTCTGCGGCGCCTGGATGTACTGCTGGGCGAGGTTCTGTACCTGACCGCCCGCGCCAAAGAGCGCGTTCTGGTTGGCGTACTGCGTGTTGTTGATCGTGGGAGCCAACTGGGCCGCTCCCATCTGCTGTTGCACTCCGGTATTGAAAGCGCCCCCATAGATCTGGGTGGCGAGATCGTTCAATTGCTGGCCGCGAAGCCCCGCGGATTGGTCGACATTGCGCCCCGCTCCGCCGAACTCGCTTGCCAACTGACTCTGAGTGCGCTGGGCCGCCTGATTGAACATCGAATCCAAGTACGGATTCTGAGTAGGACCGTTGTTGAGGACGTTGGTCGTATAGTTGGACGCCGCGTTCAGCGCCTGCGGATTGGCGGTGAGATCGGTAATCCCCTGGATCGCCTGTTCCTGCTGGGGCGCGAAGGGCGCAACCAGGTTGCCGGGATTCTGATACGCCCCGTACGCCTGATTGAGTCCGTACTGCTGATAGGGGACCTGAAAGGGTGCCCCGGTCTGCGTTACGGTTTGCGTGCCCGACTGCTGCGAGTCGAAAATGCCCATGGCGGAAACCCTGTCAGGTTCGCCGTCATGGGAAGATCCCAAAAGGCTGTGTGATTATCGCTCATCCACCGAACACTCCGGAAGGGTAGGTCCCGCTGCGCGCCTGCTGGGCGATCTGCTGCGCCTGTTGCATAGCGGCGAGTTCGGTGGAACTAAGTCCCTGCCAGGGCGTCGCCGGGGTGGCTTGGCCCAGAATCTGATTCATCTGCGCCGTGATGTCGGACGGCAGATTCATATTGATGGGATGATCGGCGGCGTCCGAATGCGTGCTGTACGTGTTCGGATTAGCCTGCAAGTAGCCTTTCTGGTAAAGCGACTGTAGCTGGTTCATCTGGTCCTGATTCAACTGCGTGCCGTTCTTCAAGACCGCCGTCAGGGGATGAGCGCTGGAACCGTCTCCCGACATGTAGGCGAGTCCCGGCCCGGCTGAGTTGAGCCAGGGGGCGACCGTACCGGTGAAATTGCCCAAGCTGTCATTGATCGCGGTTCCCGTGCTGGACGAGAAGCCCGGCGAGGTCAGCCCCTGCTCGAGTTGGTAGAGAATGCCTGCGCCGATGAGAGGGCCTGCAACGCCCACTCCAGAGCCCGAGGCAGCGGCCGTATCCCCCGCTGCCGCATCCGAAGCACCGTAGGCCGCCAGTCCCGTCGGCGCCTCACCTGTCGTCGCAGCCACATAGGGCGTTGAATCGGCGAGCGCTCCCGCGGCTGCACTTCCGATGCCTTGACTGGCGGCGGCTCCTGAGAGGCCCAATGCGCCCGCATCCGTAGCAGACCCTCCCAACAGTCCTCCATTCGCCGCATAAGCATTGGCTTCCTGAGCCGCGAGGTCCGCATTGGCGTTCGCAGCGCCCGGGTATAAGGGTCCCGACACGTCTCCCACGCCCGCTTGCGCAGGGGTCGTGACGAGTGGCTGTACCGCATCGGCGGTTGGGGCGCTCTGCGCGTAGAGGCTCGCAAGGTCGGATTGCGAGACGCCTGGATTCAACAGCCCCGTCACGTTGTTGTAGAGGTTGCGCGCCTTATTCGCATCGTTGAGCAGGCCCACGGCCGAGGCCGCCCCGGAGCTGCCCGAATTGTTGAGCCCTCCCGTACTGTACGGCTGCAACGGCGGTGGAGTGCTCGCGGCCCACGGCCCCATGACGGGACTTCCGGCCATCTGGTAGGCCATTTGTGAATACTTGCCCGGGGCGTAGTTCGCCATGTTCGGGATCTGCTGCGTATAGCCCGGCGGCATCAGAACACCGCCTTGAATCGAATTCGGAGCGCCCGAGTAAAGCGGAAGCGGCTGGATATTCATGTTGTTTGTCATACCTGCCCCGTCGGATGCGAGAGGAACTGCGTCCCCTGCGCGTCAACGAAGGTGCCGGTAACCTTCACGCGTGCGCGCGCATATCGCGACTCTACGCGGCAATCGGAGAAACCGGTGCGCGAGTTGACGGTGGTGTCACTCGTATAGGTAGGACTGGCATTCAAATCCGTGCGCGTGCCGACCGCACAAGTAAGCGCGTTGGCCGTCGCTCCGACCAGCGGCTTGACGCCAGAAATGAAGGCATACCCGCCTGGGTTGGGCTCATCCTCACCCGTAATCAAGGTGGCCGTTCCCGGCGTCCCGATGAACCGCCCGAACTTGTTATCGGTGCCAATTCCGATGACACCCAAGGGCGTGAACGAGTCCAGGTTGTGCATCACCATCAAGGTTAGGTTGGAATCCGTGGCGTGCGTGAAGCGATTGGTCTCGTAGTTGTACAGCACCACGATACTGGCGAAGTACCAATAGATGATCTTGTTGTTCCAATCCACACCCACGCTTCCCGACGGGGCACTCCCGAATCCGATATATCCCGAAATCTTCCCCTGCCACCACTGATTGATCTTCCCCTCGCCGATCGGCTCCAACGAGACTCCATCGGTGGCGTAGAAGCCGCGACTACAGGCGAAAAACACCTTGGCACCGATCTTCACCCCCGTATTCAGGATATCCATCCCAATGCCGGCCGAGAGCGTATCGAACTGGAACACCACAGAGCCGCCGACATAGGTCACGCGGGTAATCGCGTTCTCCTGCGTGAGAATGCCCCACTGATCGCCGCCGAAGATCCCCGTGACGTTTCCATTTTCGAAGTGCAGGAACTGCTCGCCCGATTGGGACGCCAAGGCGCTATCGGACCCCGGCGTCGGCCAATCGGTGGGATTGCCGATGGAACTCCACACGACCAAATGCGGGTAGCTGTTGGGCGCGGCTTCTAAATTACCGCCCACGAGGAACTGCCCAATCACCCCCAAAACACTGACATGCGGAGAGGAAGTGATCGCCGTGAAGGTCGACGTACCCCCCACGGTCTGCTGATAGAGCCCGTGTAACTGCACGGAGGCGATCATCAGGTTGTTGTACTGACACAAAGCGAGTGCGGGCTGGGTGATCCCAGGACCGTAGTTGGTGAATGTCGGAGCGGGGACCGAATTCGCCGTCGCCTGCCACAGATCTCCATGGGTACTCGTGACGTAGACAAACGGATTGGCGGCATTCACAGCGCCCGCGAGCACCGAGACCACCGGGAAGGACGCCGCGGTCATCGCCGTGCCGCTGGTCGAGATCGGCAGATACGGCTGATAGCCGCTCTCCAGCGATCCGACCGGCACGACATTCAGCGCTTCCGTCAGCCCGGGATTGTTAAGGTCGGGTTGATCCGGCAGCCAGTCCTTGAACTGAATGGTGCCGTCAATCACACAGCCACCGCGAAGGGCGCGGATCCCGAATCCGCCTCATCCCGGTTCAGAGCGCGATAGGTATCGAGCGCATTGGAGTACATGGCCTGCCACAGTGCCAGGCGCGCGTCGTTCTTCATGAACGGCTCAGCCTCGAGCAGCGCGCCGTAGAGCAGCATGTCCGGGGCATTCGTGATCAACCACGTGCCCCCTGAATTGCGCAGCAACGTGGGCTTCGCGTAGTACGTGCCCAAGATCACGGTACCATCGGAGGGGATGGGACCGAAGATAAAGTTCGTCACATCCCGCGAGATGTACTTGGGGTAAATGCCCACAGAGGACGAGCGCGGATAGCGCGAGAGCATCTGCTGTCGGCTGATGCGCTCAAGCGGCGGCAGATTCTGACCCGAGACGTAGGCGAGCTTGAGGCCCAAGTAATCGCTCGGGGTTGCCACCACACCGCTGGCCACAGTGCCGCTCAACGCCTTTTCCATGAAGCCGCCCCAATTCAGGGGATCGCGGTAAAAGCGCTCCTCGAAGTTCTGAATGAAGGCGGGGATGAACGTTGTGAGATCCGCGCGCGCGAGCCAATCGCCCACTGAGGTTTGGAGGGATGCGTAATCGACAATCACTCCCGACATTTCTCACCCTCCACATGCATGGCGGCGCGCTTGGCGCGGTGCCAGTGCTCACCGCCCGCGCAGTGCCTGTAGTGTTCGATTCCGGGGATTCCAATCGTGTAGTGGATGATTGAGGCGAGCGACACATCCTGCTCCTCCGACAGCACGTTCCATTGCGAGGGAAGCTCTCCGATCTGCTCATCCTTGAGCCAGGAGAAACGATGCAGAAAGGAGCCCGGCGCACTCGCCACGTACTCCGGGGTCAGCAAGCGGTTGCGCATATGGGCGCAGTTCCACAGCATGACGCTCGACCAGTTCTTGCGCGGATAGGATTCGTTATCCGCTTCCATCGGTGTGCCGATGTACTTTCGGTCGTGTTTGGTTTGGTAGTCGTGCTTGACGACGCACACGGCTTTGTCAAAGCAGTTCGCCTCGCGAAGCTTCCACAGCTCCGCGATGTCTTCAGTGATGACCATGTCGCCGTCGACAAAGAGCGCCCAGCCGGTCCAATCGCACAGGTATGGCACGAGGAAGCGCGAATAGATGAAGGCGTTGCTCCCATCCTTCTGGCCGTCGAAGTCCGACAGCATGGGCCGGTGCAAGGGGATGAAAGCGACCGGAACAGAAGACTTCGCGATCACGCTTTGGCACCACACGTGATAAGCGGCTGCCTCGCGCGGATCGTACCCGACGTAAATGGGGATGACGCTGTTCATGAGACCAGCTTCTCCCCGTTCACTTTCTCTAACCTCGGCTTGGTGTAGCCGATGATGTGAAAGCCGTGCGCGCTCACCACCTGACACGTCTGCAGGTCCCAGCGGCTCATGAACTTCGGGAGCCACCACTCCATGGGCTGTTGGATCAAATGCGCGTTGCGCCCATCCGAGAGCACTTTGCTCGCAGGCCCCGTATGGACAGTCGCGAGCAACACCAATTCCGTGAGGGAGGCCAAGTGGTCGAGGACGTTGTCCAGCAAATCCGGTTCGATGTGCTCCAACACATCGATACACGCGACCATCTGAGCCGGAATCGGTGCGCCCGCGCAATCGGGAACCGCGGGGTCGTAGGCCTGAT